GATGCACAAAATTTATTAAAAAAATTAACACAAGCCGAGAACCAAACCCCAATATCATTACTGCTTGAAAATGAAGATGATCAAGCAACTGAGGCATAGGGTCGGGACGGATCAAAAGCTATATGCCAGAAGAAAATAAATATCAATCAGTAGACATTTCACAAGCGCGAGCAACTACGGAAAAGCCTGAAGAAAAAAAAGAAGAGACCACAACAGCTACCCAAACTGAGGATGAGGAAACTGAGGAAACCACCGAAGGTGCAACTTCCACAGAAGACACTGAATCAACGGAGAACGCTGATGAGGGACAGGGTGAAGACAAACCCGATGCCGATGGAATGTATACCCATCCAGACACTAAGGCGAAAGTCAAAGCGGATGAGATGGTTGTGTATTACAAAGGAAAATTCGGTATGTCTACTTCAGGAGCACAGCAACTACTGAAGGAAAAAGAAACTCTCACAGGAACAGTAGCCGAGAAAGAGCAAAAGCTACTCGAACTGGCTAAGGAGATCGAAACTTTGCGACAAGTCGCAGAGGGGAAAAATCCGGAAGGATTAAATCTCGTCGATCTCCAGGCTTCGGCTAAGAAAAATGCTGAGGAGGTTGCACTTCTTCGTGAAGAGCGATCCCTCGACACTTTCGAGAAAGCGAACCCACTTGCATCTACTAAACGAGAAGCTCTCCGTTCACTCGCAAGAGCGAATCCGCAGACTCCTTTGCAAACCCTTTGGGATGCTAATCTCAAGGCTGGTGCTGAAGCAGAGGCGAAAGCGGCCAAGGATAAAAAGATCACTCAAAAGAAAAATGCAGGCGACAAAGGCAAGGGGACATCGACCAGAGATCCGGCAGCAAAAACCATTGGTGGCTACACGCAGGAGGAATTTAACAAACTCCCCGTCGAGAAGCGTAAAGCAATTTTTGCCAAAGAAGGGATTGTTTAACCCTTTGATCCTGTGCGACTTATACGTGTAATTTGCATATTTTTCTGGAATGAATAATTCCGGATACAAATAAAATGGCTGTAGGAACAACAACAACCACCGCAAATGCACTCAAGCAATATTGGCATGACTTTTTCATTGAGCGATTGGTAGACAATCTCGCGATGAAAGGTTTGACAAAGCGTGCGAAGATCCCTACTGGAAACGGAAAGGTGGTCTTCTGGGTTGGTATCAACAAGGTTGATGCCGGCGCAACGCTTTCAGAAGGTGCTGATCCAACTGCTCGATCTTCAAAGGCTTTCCGTGTTTCTGGAACTCTTCTAGAATATGGAAACCTTATCAAGAACTCTCGTTTGTTCATGGATACGTCTATCGACGGAACCAAGGAACAGATTATCTCTGACCTCGCTCGCGATGCGTCAAAGGTGGTTGACGATGCGATTTTGGCGAAGGCTCTTGCAAGTGGAACAGTTATCTTCGGTGGAGCGGCTACACACCGATCCAACGTCATTTCTGCCTCTACTGCTACGGTACGTGATGTACGTCGAGCGGTTCGACTTTTGAACCTCTCTTCTGTACCTCGTTTCCCTGACGGATTCTATGTAGGTTTGGCACACCCAGACGTTGCATATGACCTTCAAACTGATTCTGCTTGGACTGATATCGTGAAATACCGAGACACAGTTAAGTACGACATCATGGGAGAAATTGGAAAGATTTGGGGCGTGCGATTCGCAATGGCTCCGACCATTCCAATCTTGGTCAACTCCGCTTCGGCAAACGTAGACATCTACCGAACACTCATCTTTGGTCCTGACTACATCGGTCAGTCTGACCTTGGAGATCTTGAGATTGTTATCAACGAACCTGGACGAGCCTCAGAACTCGGACAGTTCAATACCTACGGGTATCGATTCGTTATGGCAACTGAAGTACTTCAGAGCGTGCGTGGAGTCCGCATTGAGTCGTCTGCCTCATTGGGCAACGACGCCTAGCGTTTGGACTGTGATACCGAGTCTCTTACTCAACGGTATACTTCGAAGGCTCACGCCTTTGGAGTGATGCATAGTGTTCTCTGATCAGTGAGATGAGCAATCCCTTGCCCTCATCCACAGGTTATCCACTATTCATCACTCTCGAGGGGTGATATATTAAATAAGCCGCAAGGCTAGATCTCGTAGCTCAATGGTAGAGCATCCGGTTTTCCGGAAGGTAGCAGGTTCGATACCTGTCGAGAACTTATGAAGGCAAGGGTGTCAGTAATCATTTCTACGTACAACAGAAAGGATCTCTTAAAGAGAGCTATTCGATCTGTCCTCAATCAATCGATGCAAGACTTCGAGCTTATTGTCGTCGATGATTGTTCTACTGAAGATGTAGAGCGTGCAGTCAGTGACTTCGGAGATCCACGTATTCGGTATATCCGAACAACTCAAAACTCTGGCCATGATTCTCTTCCAAAAAATATGGGTATTCGAGCAGCCGATGGTGAATATGTATGTTTCCTTGATGATGATGATGAGTATCGTATTGATGCGCTGAAGATACTCACTCGATACGCAGATGAGTCAAAAGCAGAAGTGGTCTATGGGGATTACTTGATTGATGGAAAGCCAGGATGGTCCATTGATTTTTCTGGTACTCGACTCGCACAGCATAATTACATTTCAATGATCGTCGCAATGACTCGACGTGAAGCACTTATCAGTGTAGGAGGCTTCGATCAAGATATTCCAAAATTCAAAGACTGGAACCTATGGCTTCGATTGCACAAATCAGGCGCATCATTTTTACATATTCCAATCATTGTCGCGCATGCATACAATTCTCAAGGTGGTATTTCAGACTCAGTGAAAGTAGAGACTGATGAAAACGGAAGATATCTTCCAACCTTTTTCAACCCGGCTGATTGCAAGATATATCCGGATAACACTATTCTTGGTAACCGAAAGAAATTGAAAGTTGCGATCTACACACTTACAATGAACCGCCTCGAGTACACAAAGAAGATGTATGAAGCTATCAATAAAACTGCAGAATACGAATTCGATTGGTTTGTGATAGATCAAGGATCTACTGATGGTACAAAAGAATGGATCAAATCTCTTACTCGAGATGCACAAATTCATATCAATAATGATAAGGAGAAAAAGATTACTCAAGCTCGGGTTCAATTAAAATTCCGCCTCTATCCTGCTAACGTCGGTCTAGCAAAGGGGTGGAATAACATTGTAGACTTCATAAAATCTGAAGGGGAATACGACATTATAATCAAGATTGATAACGATGCAGAGATGATGACTCCTGGATGGCTTCGAGCTATGATCGATCTCTATGATCGAAATCGCCGGCTAGTACTCTCTCCATACGTGGAAGGTTTAGACGGATCACCAGGTGGAGTTTTGCGCCAACGTGCAACCGGTGAGTCTCCATATCTCATGATTAACGACACAGTGCTTGGAGTGGTCCCGAACCTCGGGGGTATTGTTTTCGCCACACCAATCGAGCTCTGGAAAACATTTAAATTCGACGAGACCTACCAGGGAAACAAAGACTTTATCTTTTCTCAATATACAAAACAGCAAGGCTATTCTCTTTTCTACATGGAAGAATTCCGCGTATGGCACATCGATGGTACCAAAGGACAGCAGGCTAAATTCCCTGAATATTTCAAGGGTAGACCAGATGTTGAGGAAAATGAACTGGATGAGGATGAAGCAGTTCAAGATAGTACTGCTGACAATACAACCAAAGGCGAAGACATCGATCCTCTCGAAGAAGAAGCTGATCGAGTGGATGGTGAAGGTATACCTTTTTAATTAAATTATATGGAAGTAAATGGAGAACATTTCACACCGTCTCAAACATCGCTCATGGAGATCGAAGTTAATCTCGACCGGTACTTATACGCACTTAAATTTCTGGAAGATAAGACGGTTATTGACCTTGGGTGTGGCGCGGGCTTCGGTACGTACCTTTACTCACTCGTTGCCAAGAAAGTCTATGCAATCGATTACTCGACTCAAGCTATATCGGAAGCAATGGGATCGTTCAACTTTCCTAAAAAGAATGTTGAATTCATAAAGCTCGATCTCACAAAACCAGAAGAGATTGCAAACATTCCGGAGCATGATGTGTGTGTAGCTCTTGAAATACTCGAGCACCTCGAAGATCCTGCAATGGTCCTCAAAGCTCTCCGTGGCACACAGCTCGTTTTTTCTGTACCATTACACTCTATGGAAGTTTCGAGTTGGCACCGCTTCCCTATCGTCACTGAAGCCGACGTGCGCAACCTGATCGAGCCATGCTACCAGATCGGAGGGTATGAAAATCAGACTCATCCTCGCTCTCACGGAGAGTGGGTACGTGGAGAGGGTATAAAATACGAAAGCTAACATGTCTCCAAAATTCTCAATCATTGTAGGAATATATAACCACCTCAAGTATCTACCGATGCTTGTTGATGCACTGAAGCGTCAGACTCTCAAAGACTTCGAGGTGCATTTTTGCGATGATGGGAGCGATGATGGAACTGAAGAATTTTTCAATGAATTGTCTTTAATGGATGCCGATGATGTTGGCTTCCCTTTCAGATATCACCGCCAGAAACATGAGGGAATGCGCCTTTCTCGCAACCTCAATCAAGGTATAAGACAGGCTCAAGGACAATACTGTGTCTTTATCATGGGGGACTCTTTCCCTGAGCTCGACTACCTCGAGCTTCTTGATTTATGGTGTAAACCTGAGCGTATGATCTGTGGGATCCGCGTTCAGTTATCCGAGATTTCCGGAAAACTCGAAGGAGTCGATATGGATTGGCGCCTCAAAAAACACGTCATTCCAACGGTAGACTCGATCATAATCGGACAGCCATGGGGATGTCTCACCGGCAACGGCCTCACGATCCCTACTCAAGCACTCAAAGAGCATGGTATGTGGTCTGAAGAATTCGAAGGGTATGGGGGAGACGACAATGAATTGATCGCTCGCATGTTCTATAAAGGTCTCGTGCCATGGTCCGTGATCGATCTTCGCCTATACCATAACTGGCATAAGAGTCTGAAGACGAATGTCGACAATCTTTTAAAATTAAAACCACTCCTTATTTCATATGGAAGCTGATCTAAAAAAACTTGATTTCGATATCAAAGTGCGCGAGGGTGAGACGAAAGAAAAGTATCGTCTCCGAATGGCGCGTGAGATGCGAATAGCAAACCGAAAACATCGAAAGATGTTTATTGATGGTGAGATCAAAGTGGTGATGGATGTGGACGACCTCGGCTTTCTCATTCCTGGATATGATGATCTCCTTCGCCTGAAGAAGAACTTTCCAAACTTTAAAATCACTTGCTTTACTATTCCCCTTCCAAAGCAGTTTTTCAATAATCAAAACGCAAAACAATTCACGATCGAGAAATACAAGAAGTGGGCAGAAATTATCAATGAACAAGACTGGATCGAAGTGGCAATCCACGGCTTCGCTCACACTCAAAATGAAATGGAGATCGATTATGCGAAAGCAGATGAGCTCCTGCAGGCGACAGAAAACTTCTTCCAAGAAGTCGGGCTTAATTATTCAAAGATTTTTAAAGCGCCGTACTGGCAATATTCATACGATGCACTTGTAGCTTTGCGAGACAGGGGATATGTAGTGGCAATCGATCGAAACTATCAACGTCCGGTACCTGACGGACTGGAGACGTATGTGTATAACTGGTCCTTCGAAGAGCCTCTTCCACTTCTCGCACCAGTGAAAGGGCATGGTCACTTTACCGGCCGAAACAAAAACAATATCAAAGATACCCTCGCCAACATCTCACACCATTTACCACGAGATACACAATTTATGACGATCGGGGAATATCAAAAAATATATGGAAAAAATAAATAATGATTTGCCGTGCGTGATAGAATCAAGAGCGTACTACGAAGCTGTGGGGCTCGAGCAGTATGGGATCACTCTCGAAGATCTTGCTCGAGCAGACAAGAGTCCTTCCGGTTTTATCAAACAGCATAATGGCATTAACTTTTTTATCACTAAACCGATCACTGTAAAAATATGAAAATCCTTTGCTTACATGCGAATACAGGATCACGTTTCTACCGAGTCAATCCGCAATTAAAGTGGATGCAATCGAAAGGTCATGAGGTTCGCCTCGAGAAACATGACAGTCCTCACATCGATCAGTTGATCGAATGGTGTGATGTTCTTATCATGCAACTTGTATTTTCAAAGGATATTATTTCTGATGCAAAAGCGCTCGGCAAGAAAGTATTTTTCGAATGTGACGACCTCATCCACACAACTCACAAGCTCCACTATTCATATAAAGAAACTCGAGGTCTTGGATCTCTGAAATGGTATTGGAGAATCTGGCAGACAATCCGCCTCTGCGATGGTCTTATTGTGACCACACCGGCGCTCAAGCGTATGTATGGATGGATGGCAAAACGCACACTCGTCTTCAAAAATTATCTCGATCTTCCTCATTGGATGAAAGAGCCGAAGAAAAATACTTCAGATCGTATTCGTATTTTGTGGGCAGGATCTACATCTCACACCGGAGATCTCTATTGGGTAAAACCGATCATCAAAAAAATCCTGGAGAAATATCCACAAGTGCAATTTATTTACATGGGGCATGGTGGTGTACCAACTGACGATCTCTATGCGCGCTTTGTGTATGGTGAAGATGCATTCGATGGATTGCCACAGTATCGAAGAGAGTCGCTTTTGTCCGCACCTCCGAATATCTTTCCGTACATCCTGGCGTCACTGCAGGCAGATATCGCCATTGCTCCACTTGAGAAAAACAAATTTAACAAGTACAAGTCACAGTGCAAGTACTTGGAATACGCAATCAATGGACTTCCTGGGGTGTATTCAAAATGGTTCTACACTGATGTTGTGGATAACGTATGTCCAGAAAATGACTACGATCCTGAAGGATCCACTGGACTTTTAGCTGATACGCCTGAAGAGTGGATATCCGCTTTATCTTTATTGATAGAAGATGCTACAATGAGAAATAAGATCGGCGAGAGGGCGCGTGAGGTTGCAATCAAAGAGTATAACTTTGCAGATCATGCGGAATCCTGGCAAGGGTTCGTCGAGATGTCATAACAATGAATCTCGCCGCATTAAAAACTCAAGCACGTTTGGACTCTGGAGTAAACGCTTCAGATTATTCAGACGCAAATCTACTCGCACAATTTAATATTGCATATTTTCAGTTGGCGGCCATTCTTGCAAACCTCGGCGAAGATTACTTCGAGGAGCAGAATGACCGCTTTACGTTACAGCAAAACTCTGCTCTCTATTCCCTACCATCAGATTGTATTGCAGTGAAGCAAATTCGTGTGTCATACACGACTCCGACTGGTCCTTCAAGTTATCGAATCGCATATCCCTACGATCCAGTGGATGTGGGTATTGTCTCGGCCGACGAAGAAAATATTCCAACATCGAATCCTATTTATGATCTGACAAATAATTATTTCAGACTCAAACCTACTCCAACACAGCAAATTGTAGATGGGGGAAAGATCTGGTACATCGCAATGCCAAGCGCACTCGCAAACTCTGCAGACGTGCCGATTGTTAATTATGCATATCATGAATTGATCTCTACATACGGCGCAGCCAAGATGGCATTTAAATATGAAAAATGGAATAAAGCAGATCGTCTCATGAAGAAGTGGAATGAGACAATCGCTGAACTTACTCAAACTCTTGCGGATCGAGACTCAAATAAGCCGGTCCGGTTCAAGAGTCCTTTTGAGGCCGCTTCGATGCAGAACCGATCAAACCGAAGAGAGCTTCCAAATAACTGGTAAAAATATGCCCACTACATATACCAAAGAAACAAAACCAACTCCTGCAACGGTATTCACAAAAGAGCTCAAGCCTGGTGCCGGGCATCTTTATTATTTAATGTGGTCTGAAATGTTGATGGCTTGGAGTGCGGCCAATTTCACTTGGGACAATGCAACCGGTCTCGCACCGTCGACAATCTACACCAAAGAAGTTAAACCTTAAAAAACATGGTCACTATAATCGTCATTCAAGCATCCGATCTCGTAGTGAATTCTCGAGCGGACATAAACGCAAACTTCGCCGCTTTGAAATCTGCAGTGGAGGCTCTTCAGGTTAACGGTGTAGATACTCCAACAGTAACCGGAAATCCTCTCGTCTATGATGTTGCTCATCAACCGAAATACATTGTCGTCGATGGATCCTCATATTTTGAAACGGTGCACTATACTTATGCAGCCGGCCAGATTACATTGAATCCTTTGATCTCAGTTACGCAATATATTAGAAGTATTTATTAAAAAATTATTATGAAAAACTTTCTCAAAAAATTTGGTAAACATATAGCGATCGGAGGTGCAATCATACTCGCGATCTTTCTTTCTATTCCAGGCATGACCTCGGCGATCGCCACACAATGGGATCGATATATTGTCGGAGGTATTCGTCCGCTCGTGACGACTGATAAAGTTTTGATTGGTGGCACCTCGACCACCACAGGAGCAAACCTCGAGGTCCAGGGAAGTTTTGCGATCGCTTCTTCTACTGGTGGATGTACACAAGCATCACCAACAGGAGTCTTCTTTTTCACTGGTATTCCTTGTGGAACTGGTACCGGAAGTTCTGCTACCACCACGATCATCACTCAAACATCTCACGGCTTCTCGGGGGGTGAGTGGGTAGGTCTCTCAAATAATGTATATGCACTTACAAACGCTGTTGCCGGTGGTGTGTATCAAGTAGTTGGTCTTGTAAAATCAGTCACTGATGCAAACACTTTCGTCCTTCAGACAGGAGGGGATTTCACTGATACAAATCTTATTCCAGGAATGGCATATTATCTTTCTGCATCGACCACTCCACTTGGTACGATCGTTGGATATCCACCAACTACCGTCGGTCAAATCTCTGCACCGGTAGCGCTTGCCCGGACTCAAACCGGAGCAACCATAAATATTGGCCGCCCTTCGATCGTAGCTCAATCCACATCATCTTTCGGTATCAATGTAGGTAACGATCAGATCAGTTCAACATATTACGCGACTTCCTCAAACGTCTCAGACGCGGCCATCGTTTCAAAAAACCTTGCGAATAAACAGGTCCGTATCGCGCTTCCTTCATATAACAATCCAGTCGGTGTGTACAATATGCGTGAGCTCGCAAAATATTATAAGACTCTCGGCTTCTCAGTATCATATGGAGTCACCGGTCTTTCAGGAGTTCAGAATCTCACTACCTATAATGCGTGGAAAGCTCAGGTGATCGCCACTGAATTGCCATGGGCATGTTCAAATGGCATCAATACTTTTTATCTTGGAAATGAAGAAGACTGGCAAGCACAGATTGGAAACTTCGGAGGCTCTGTAACCGGAGATGGTGCGCGTAACGATGTGCGGTCGATGTCCTCAACTGCTCGATCATACGCAAACTCAAATGGATGTTCTTCTATGAGTATTGTGTACTCGACTGCAGAAGGTACTGTGGCTCAATGGGGTGCACTCTATCCAGACTTCGGAGCTCTCGATAAACTTGGCTTCAATATGTACAACACACTCTCAGGCTTCGATGCTGGTGTGGCTTACTTCCAGTCTCAGATTGGTTCAAAGTTCTTCGTCTCAGAATGGGCAGCAAACCATCCGTATTACGATATGGTGAACTCATCACCGTTTTACACTGATGCACAATACGCGGCCGATCTCGCAAGTCGTCAGCAAACTCTCAATAACCGTGGAGTGGAAGCATATTTCTTCGCACTTCGATATGGAGGTAACACTTTGATTTCTGGAAACTGGAATATTCTTTTGAACACTGGTGTATTTCTTCCGGGCGCGAACGCAGCTTTCGGAGGTGGTGCAGGAAATGCAGTAAAGAATACTCCGATCGTCCTCATCGACAATCAGAAATTTTATTTAAACACAGTCAAGACTGCTTACATCGATGCAGACTCTACAGATCTACGTGTTACTGCTCCACAGTTTGGATCACTTGCAATCAGTGGTCGTCCAGTGGTGACAGCAAACCGATCAGGTTTTGGTACGATGTCAATTCGAAATGCGGACTCGGCCGGATATTCATCGATTGATCTTCGTACGAGTGGTGACACTTCTACCGGAGGACTCGGGTATGGTAACTCTTCGGTCCCTGGGTTTAAAGCAGGAAGTATGTACCTTGGTACAAACTCTTCTTCTATCCCACTTAATCTTTATACAAACGATCTACAACGTCTCACAATCCTTGGAGGTGGTAACGTGGGTATTGGTTCTACATCGCCTTCTACAAAACTTGTAGTGGGTGGTGTGGTGACTGTGGATACAATCGTTGCAACTTCCACCACAGCAACATCAACAATCGCAAACCTTAACGGTACTCTCTACGCGGCCATGTTTCCAGGTGCGGATATGTGTATTAAAATCCAAGCTGCTTACGATAGTTTCGTCGGTAAAGGGGTAAATATTGTGGCACCTCGAGGAGATCACCCATGTACAAGCACTGGTGTTAATTTAGGTACAAATGGAAAACGTGCGACAGTCGAAGGAGTCGGTGTAGGAGGTGGTACTCGTTTCTTCTGGACAGGAACTGGAGCGATGATCACTATCAATGATGGTGACCAGGATACTGGTGTAGATCACACTTCAGGTACTGGTGTGCGTAACATTACAATTATTGGAAATAGCTACTCTACCACTTCCCCACAGATCGGAATTTATGTCGGAGGTACGAATGGAACTTCAGGAGCTCGGCTTGAAAACGTAAATCTTCAGCATCTCGGTCGATGTATTGAGACCGGAGCAAACGTATACAATTTCTATTGGGATGGTGGAACTCTTCGAGACTGTGGACAAAACGGACTAGTTAATACAGCGAGTAACTCAGGAGAGGGTCTCTTCTTCAATAAGATCTTCGCAGTTGACGGAGCGAATAACAATGCATTCGCCTGCTTCGAATTTGCAGACTATGCAACAATCTCTACCACTTTCGTCGGAGGATCATTTGACGATTGTCAGTTGAAATATGGTTTCCAAAATATGATTACGATGATTGGTACCCACATCGAACGACCGTCGCCTGCCTACGGAAAATACACCCCAATCGTTGGAGGTAATAGTTCTTACAGTATGCTCAACTTGATCGGAGTGGTGATATATAACGGAGCATCTTCAAGTCAACCAGATGAGGTGGTATATACAGGAGGTAATGTGAATATTAGTGGAGGAACCGTCTTCAAAGGGAGTTCAACGTCAATTCCTAATTTTGTCACTCAGATCGGAACAGGTGTCACTACATGGACAGGTTTGAATAATAATGGTGGTGGTGTCACAAACATCACTACAGGTTATCCATTTACTTCAAGTGGATCAACAGGTATCACCAACCTTGCAACTTTAGGTATTGGAACTTCGACACCAGTTGCGAAACTTGAAATCGTATCTGCTCTCACTGACACTCTCGGACTTGGTGCACTCGGTATCTCAGATGGGTCTTCTCGAACATTTAATTTCCGACAGGATGTGACAAATGCAGATCTTCAGATCGATCGAAAGACTGGGGGATCATGGTCTAATATGTTAACTCTCAAGCGAAGTAACGGAAACCTCGGCATAGGTTCTACAACTCCAGGATCTTTACTTGCAGTGGGATCAACAAATGGTGTCAACATAAACGAAAACGCCACATCGACATTTGGTAAAGGTATTGATATTCGTGGTGGATGTTTCTCAATCAATGGAATTTGTGTCTCTGGAAGTGGTGGAAGTAGTGCATCTTCAACTCTTCTTGCAGACTTCAACACTTTCTCAAATACGAATAACTTTACTGGAAAAGTAGGGCTTGCTTCTTCAACACCTTGGGGACAATTCTCAATCAATTCAAATGCACTCGGCTCTGGTGTTCCAGAATTTGTGATCGGTTCATCCACAGCAACTCACCTTATTGTGACAGGAGCAGGAAACGTAGGTATCGGTACACTTACGCCAGTTCAAAAATTAACTGTATCAGGAAGTGTTTATGTGACTGGGGGTGGTAACTTCTTCATGGACGACGACAAAGCTTTCCAATATGGTGACGGATCAGCTTACGTTGCAGGATCAGGTAGTGGTGAATATATCCGATTCTTCACTAATGCCGTGGAAGCTATGCGTGTCACTGGTGCAGGTGTTGTGGCGATAGGTACATCAACATCTCGATACATGCTTACAGTTGCAACATCTACCGCTCCTCAGATTGTACTTTCAGCAGGTGCAGGTGTTGCGCAAACCTCTCTAAGAAGTGTAGGTGGTAACTTCTATATTTCTACAACCACTGTAGCAGGTACTGCGACTACGTCTGTTCCTGCTTTCACTATTATTGGTTCAAGTGGTAAAGTGGGTATCGCGACAAGTAGTCCTACTTCATTCGTAGATATAAATGCTTCAGGTACCGGTACGGTCCAGGCGTTTGCAGTTCGATCTACACCTGGAGGATCAGGAACTTTCGGTGGTAACTTAAACTCTATTATTTTCGACAACCTCTCATCTGGTAACTGGAAAAACCAATTCTCACTCCGCGCTCAAGGTATAGAAAAATGGGCGATTGGAAACGATGTATTTGCTCAGGCAGAAAAGAACTTCTATATTGCAGACTCAGCAGGAAACCTACCATTCTATATTGATGCAAGTGGTTTCATTCAGACATATTCCGGAGGTATTTGGGGATGGAACTCTGATTCAGGTTTTCCACGAAACGGAACTCTCGATACAGGTCTCTCTCGAATTTCAGCTGGTAAAGTGGGAGTGGGTACAGGAGGGGCGGCAAGTGTTGCTGGTACTTTGATCGCTGCCAATATTGGTGTAGGTTCCACAACTCCTTGGAGAAATCTTGGAGTGACAGGAACTGTAGCAATAAATGGTCTCAGTTCTGCAACAGGACAAAATGCAGTATGTATCAATCCAACTACAAAAGAAGTGGTTGATGCCGGAGCAGGTACTTGTCCAACATCTTCTATATTTGTCAAAGATATTACCGGTAAAATTACACTCGACGTTGCAAAATATATTGTCAAGCGTCTCAGTGGTCTAGCAATTACTTTCAACTATAAAGGTGAGGATGAACAACATTACGGATTTGTTGCGGAAGAGGTTGCAAAAATTGATGTTGAAGTGGCAGAAAAATTTGGAGTGTTTGCTCATATTGCAGAATACACAAAAGAAGAGCATACAAACGAATTGACAGGACATGTGTTTAAGAAAGGTGATCCTGTTGGAGTTCAGTATGCAAACATCTCTGCAATCTACGCGGTATACCTTAATGGACTTGAAACTTCTCAATCTACTGGATCATCGAATGTGCCTCTTTGGGGAGCAGTATTTATTCTCTTCTTGATTGTGGGATACCAAGGTTGGAAAAAGAAATAGCCCTTGTGGGCTAGGTAAGATACTCTAGTTTAGAGTGTCGTCCCTAGCCTATAATGCTAGATGATGTTCTTTAAAATGAAAGGGGTGATGCCATTGATTGTCGTTATTTAAAAGCGGCTTCTGCTTTGTGACCAATTGAACATGGAAGACCTATTCAATCGAACCAAGGAGGTTCAATCCATGAGAATTGTGGCACTTGCTGCTTTACTCGCGTTTTCCATTACTGGAAATGCAGCCACGAAAGTGTTCGTTATGCCGATAGAGACAAACTATCCGACGAACTGGTATTCGATTGTCAGCTTCTACGACACCACGTCTCAGACTTTTGTCTGGAACAAAGTGATCTTCTTTCCGAAGGACAACTCGATCTTGACGACCAATGATGCGGTTGCTTACACAAAAGCGGCCGCTTACACTGAAGCAGGGATCAAAGGTTACACGATCACGGATGCAGATTTTATTGCAAACTGGCCGATAACCGGAATGACTCGCTCCTTCACCAATAACGCATCTCGATCTACGACGACAGGAACCGGTGCAACCGGCTTTCAGATCTCGACAGGTAGAGATGCACGAGTCAACTACAGCCTGTCTCTTTCGACCACAGCAACAATCGGCGGTGCGAGCTCTGCTACGGTAGTGCTCGAGATCGCTCCGACAAACTCGGCCACCGCAGGTGACTGGGTGGAAATTGCTCGAGTTAACAATGGGCAGACCATCTCGTTGGCTGTTGTTTTGCAAAGCGTCCAAACGTCGGCCGGAGTTCTCTCCGGTACGGTACCGGCGGGCTATTATGCAAAACTTCGCACCATCACTTCTGGCACCGCAAGTGCCACGTATCAATCAGGTCAAGAGGTCTTAGAGCCTTAACCTACAACCCCACTACCTGTCTTCGGACAGGTAGTGGGTTAATCCAAAATCAACCGTTAAAAAACAATGAAAAAAATTCTATTTTCGACTATACTATTGTTATCTGTAATCTGGATTTTTCTTAAAATAAATCGTACTGAAGCTCCCTCTCCGGTCCCTACATTTAATAATCCGCCGTCGAGCAGGGATACTCCTCTCTATCAAGAATTGGATCCTGTCGCGGCTCAAGGCAAGGGGTAATAAAAATAAAAATGAGTGATACAGAAAATTTAATTCCACCAGCGACAACCCCCGGAGAAATTAACACCCATCTTGGGTATCTCCGTAGAGATATTAAAATTCTGACTGACTCAACAAAAGAGCAGCTTCAGGCGATCACCGCTCAAATCAAAAACCTCGACGATCATTACACCACAGAGTCTGAATTTCGCCCGATCGCCGATATGGTCAAACAGCATGAGAAAGATATCAAAAACCTAACTGAATGGAGGGATACATTCAACGGAAAAATGATTGGGTTCGCGATCGCGATTAGTGTTGTTACAAGTATTGTGACATTTATGCTCACTTATTTTCTAAAATAAAATGTCCGCACAAGATACTATCTACAAAGATAAGATTGATGTTTTCTTCGGAGGGCTTTCTGAAGACATGCGTATTCAACGCCCGGAGATCTCACGTCTTTCTTCTCATTTAGACATCTGGACAAACCCGAAACGAATGACTCCGTATCGAGCGATGGAAGCAGATCAGAATACATCTGACGCGGCCAAGCCATACTCTCTGGTGATGTTTCGATATTTCAACTCAACAGTGTATGCTTTGGGAATTGTCAGTGCTTCAGCAAAAGTAAAAATATATCAGAAAACAGTCGATCCAATCACCGGACAATGGTCTGCATCCACGAGTGGTGAAGATGGTGGAGGTTCTCGATCCGAATTATGTTTTATTGATTTCCATAATTATCTTTATGGAGGTACTGCAGGTACTCGTATATGGGCCTGGGGTGATGCTTCTGGTGCACCTTCATTCACTGGTACGGCATATACCGTGTCTGCTTCAGCAGGAAGCGCTCAGGGCCTCGTAACCACTGACGATCTTCTTTTGATCCCTTGTGGGAATGTAATCGCAAAAAAGAACGGGGCAGGATCCGGTCCAACTTCAGACTGGTCCTCACCTCTTACATTGCCAAGTATGTATACAATTACAGATCTCTGTGAATACGGAGATGTGGTGGCAATTTTGGCCGCTCCAACTGCAGGCGTAGGAAGTTCAAAACTTTTCATTTGGGATAAAGTTTCTCAGGATCCTCAGAATGTGATCGATTGTGGAGAAGGTCAAGGAAAACTCGTAGAAAATATTGAAGGTCAACTCGTGGTCGTCATGCAGGTGGGAGGTAGTTCTGCATTCGCGATCCGTGCAAAACTTGTAGTGAAAATTTGGGAGGGAGGCAGTAAGGCAACTCAGAAATTCGAGCTCCAATCAGATGATAATACTTTGAGTGTGTATGGAAACCACTCAAAATTTCTTGATGGAAATCGTCTTTATTTTTCATTGAAAATAAAACTCGAGGGAGTCACTTATAATCAACTCTTTTCAATCGGTAGAAAGACATCGAGCTATCCACTCGCATATAGTTTCGATCGCTTGATAAATAATGACACAGCCGTATCGGGAACTATTCAAGGTCTTCTAAAACTCGGAGATTATTGTTTCGTTGCATACAATCAAGATGGATCAATCAATCGTACTAATGACCAGGCAGTGTACACCAATGCAAGTCCTGCACACATCACTCAAAAACTCACTGGAGAGCGCCAGGCAGGCGCAGACGCGGCCAGAAAAGCAAAGCAACTCGCAATGGCCGGAGCTCTCTTCGTACCACTGACGTCCGGACAAAGTGTCTCTCTCTACTGGAGAAAAGATGCTTCCACTTCTTGGAGTCTTATTCGAACTGTCTCAACCGTAGGAGCCACTCGCTTCGAAGCCGGTGCAGAAGATGATGGAACTGAATTCGGATCGTACCAGGAAAAGCAATTCAAATTGGTCCCTGCAGGTGGTGCAGAACCAACCGCGATTATTTACGCATTCAAGGTCCTCGCCGGAGATCTCATAAGCGACTAATATGAATCCTACAAAAGAAGAATTTTTAAAACTGCAGGCCGAGCTCACAAATCTCTCGAGAAAGTACGAGGATCTTCTTGATCTTTATTTAAATCATGAACACCTTGGTATTGCATACGATCAGTCGAAACCAATTCCAGAGACGCGTATTCCCCTTGTGGATCAAGCGGAGATCGAAGTGAATGCGGCCACTGGTAGTCATTTTTATGTAACCCTTGGAGGTGATCGAACTCTTTTAAATCCAAAAAATCTTCGAGATGGCCAGAGGATAATTTTTGAAATAATACAAGATGGTACCGGTTCGAGACTTCTTACACTCGATAGTAAATTTGCGTATGGTGCAACCATCGCATCGATTACACTTTCAACCACAGCAGACCTCAGAGACTTTATCGGATGTGTGTATAACGCGATAGAGGACAAACTTTATATCGTCGCTTTCCAAGACGGATATTAAAAATCATGGCAACTACCCGAGTCAAGAAAAAAGATATGGCCGCGAACGGCACTACACCATACTCATTCGATGGTGGTGTATGTGATTGCGCGATTGTAAAAAATATAGGAAATTCTGCAGGCATCACGTATGGTGGCCAAGCGATGCAGAAACTCACTGAGCTCACGGATTTTAATGGAAATGTATATCAGATATGGGGACTTCAAGATGCTCCACAAGGTGTCGTCACTATATCCGGCCAAAGCAATACACACAGTATTGAAACGTATTCCGGTGTCAGTACCACTGCAACTTTTCCAAATGATTTTGATACAAATGAACATCACCTTGGATCTGGATCAAACGAAGCAGTCGATGCAACTGTGAACACTACAGAAGATGATTGTATTATCGTGGGTCTTGGTACTTATCGAGGAAGTGGAATTACGTATATGTTCGATGTGACGAATGGAGATATTATTTCTGTGGATCCCCCATCTGGCGGAAATAATCTTTCTGTGGAAAGTTCTCCACTCCAAGTCGGTCCTGCAGGTTCATATACACTCGTGGGTATTACTGGAGGAGGAGACGTGAATATCGTTATTTCACTGTCTATTGTGGCACTTGCTCCTGGTCCGGCGGCTGTTGCACCAAATCGAGGAAGTTTCCTGGCGGTATTTTAATAAGAGGTGATATAATAAAAAAACATTATGAATCCATCACTCGTAGATTATCTCAATTCGACAAAACAAGACTCATCCGTTACTGGCCGAGCAGGTCTTGCAGTTAAGCATGGTCTTGTAAAAACTCCAGATGAATATATTTCTATGGCCAATGCCGGCACGAACGCATCGATCAATGAACAACTTCTTGGAAAAATAAAAGGAGTAAACACAAGCGCTCCGGCAGGTCCAACGGTGAAAGATCTTCCAGGAATTGGAACATTAACCGTCACTCCAAAAACTCCGATCGCACAAGCCGGCATACCAGTCACCACTCCGGATCCTATGGGAGAAAATGTGGCAGGTCTCTATGAACGTACCGGCGTCACTCCACCTCCTACTCCTGGATACACTACAAAAGCAGGCGACACACTTTCTGCAATCGCGGCTAGAAATGGTATGACCGTACAGCAGATCCTCGCTCTCAATCCTTCGATCAAAGATCCGAATGTGATTGGTGTTGGCCAGAATTTAAATCTCAAAGCACCGGTTGCTTCTGCTCCGGCAGGCACACCGGCAATCGCTGGTCTTCCTTCATATCCATCGTCTGCACCTAAGACACCTCAGAGTTCATTGACAGAAGCGTATGATACTTTATTGAAAAGTATTGGAGACATCGAAGCACGAATAAACTCGAGTGCCACTGCTTCTGCAGAAGAGCAAGATCTTGCAAAAGAATTGGCGGCCAAGAAAGCACAGCTTCAGGCTTTTGATACTGGTCTCGAAAAAAGAGTAAATGATTTTTATGGCCAAGGTAGGGGAGCAACGCTTGGAAATCTTGGACTCCAGGAAACCAATGAGCGCCGATCTTCTGCACTCGAGCGTCTTGGTCTTGCTCAAGAAGCCGACACTCTCGTCAATCAACTTTCACTTGCTCAGGATAAAAGAAAATCACAAGGCGAACTTGCAAGTACTCAATATAATCTCGCGACAAAGCGTCTCGATATTGCGCTTGGTATTTCAAAAGAACTCCAGAGACTCGACGATCAGGATAAGAATGATGCACGTCAGTATCTCCTCGACGTTGTTTCTTTTGCAGGTTCAAAAAATTACGATCAACTCGATCCGGCTACTCAGAATGAAATCATGAAGGCAGTAGCAAATTCACCAATCACTCTCGATATGGTAAAGACTGCGCTCAAAAATGCTTCAGAAAAAGCACAGATGCAGGCGAATGGAGAACTTCGATCTGTACCAAACGTAGGGCTCGTGCAAGTAAAGCCAGATGGAACTTTCAAAGTAATTATTCCAGAAGCTCCAGATGATCCTGGATACGATGTAAATGGATCTCAGGTCCCTACATTCGATGAATATCTCACAAGCCAGGGAATGGGTCTTCAGTCACTTCTTCCGGATGTAAGTAAAAAACTTCGTGAAGAATATGATGCGAAGTACGGTGGCACCTCGAGCGTCAACCTTGGAAAACTCACACCGACAAATAAAGCAGATCTTTCTCAGGCCGGTCTTTCTTCTGCACCTTCACCGGTCCAGTCATATTTCTTGAATTCGCCTTCAGAATTCCGAGATCAATATCAGAGAGATGTTGCTTCAGGAAAAGGTTTGAAAAATCCAACACTCGATGGTATGTCACAGCTCTACACTCAGTGGTATGAAGCGAATAAAAAACCAAAATCTACAGAGAGAGACTGGTCTAAACTTCGAGGCACTACTCCGACAACTAAATAATTTTATGTATGGCTCTCTATCCCTCACCTCAAGATCTTCTAAAAAAAGTTACTGGTGGAAGTACTAGTCCTTCACTGTTTCAAAACGATTCACCAGTCCCTTCAATTCCCTCACCGGCACAGCTTCTTTCTAAAGCCCAGGAGACTCCAAAAGAGCCTGGCTTTATTTCCAATATCTTTTCAATCGGAAAGAAAATCGCTTCCGGTGTAGCGTCTGCAGTAGCGACTGGTGTCGACAAACTCGTCGGTAAAACGTATGAAAACGTCACTGCTCCAGAACCTCTCAACCTCACTCCAAGTGATGTGCTTTCTGGTATCAAGCAAACTGCAACTGGTATTGGAAAAGGAGTGGACATGCTCGCCAAAGGTTTCAATGAAGGTGTGGTCCGTATTGGAAAGTCTGTGGCCGAGCAAGCAATTGGTCCAGGGAATGTGCAGAAGATCGCAAACAATCCCCTTGTCGGCGGATTCAGTGAAGCTGTCACCGGCAATGACGACATCTCTTCATACCAAAGTATTTATAAAAAATCTGAAGACTTCGCTCTCAAAGAAAATGCAACTCCAAGCGAGGCAAAAATCTTTTCTGGTCTCGTAGTAATCGGTGCGATCTTTGCAGATAATCCATATTCCGCTCCTGGAAAAAAAGCACTCTTCACACTCTCTGATGATGCAGTTAAAACCATTGCTCGCGAGACAAGTGAAGATACGATCAAGACTCTTTTGAAGAAAGAAAATCCTTTTCTTTCTTCAAAAGAGCTTGAGGCAATGATCCCTGTATTTCGTGAAGCGACCAGTGACGCTGAAGTAAAAGCAATGGCCGAGCAGATTGCAAAGATACAGAAAGTACCAATCAAACCGTCACAAGGCGAGCTCGATCTCCCGGATCCAGATCAGTTATTAAAGAAAGCTGAACAGCTCGAATTACCGCCACCGGATGTTTACTATAAAAGAAATCTCCTCTCACCGGAGATGGAACTTCTTGCGCAAGAAGCAAAGAAATTTAATAACGTCGAAGACTTCATCAAATCAAAACCAGAAGTAAACCCGGCCGAACTTACGACTGCATTTAAACAAGCAAATGAAAGCTTTGTGGCAGACGAGGGAGCTCGAGGCGCCCGGATTATAGACGGTGTTGAGACCTTCGTCTCGAAGGGTAAAAATGACATATACGAGGTGTTCGAAGCAAAGACAGGCCGAAGCACCGGAGGGGTAGGAGCTACCGAAGAGGAGGCTATTTTGAACGCACAGAAGATCCTTGGGGAGCGTGATATCACCGAGGTCCAGAAAGCGATCCAGGACGTAGGAGAAGTATCACCTCGATACCAGAAGCCTTCAGAGATCCCGAAAGAGTCTCCAAATCTTTTGAGAAATATCTCAATCGAACAACAGCCTGGTCCAATCGCCGACATGCTCCAAAAAGAATTCCCTACTCTTTCTCGCCAGACAATAGAACCGATCGCACAAAGACTTTCAAAACTGAAGCGTACCAGTGACATTCAAGGTGTGATTAATATGGTGCGAAAAGTAAATACAGATATTGCATCCGGGCGTCAGATCGTACCGAAAGGAACTGCGATCATAAAAGACGGCCAGGAAATTCTCGAGAAGGGAGTAGCAGATCTTCTCACTGATGAAGAGCGCGGAACCTTCCTCGATACTGTTTCAAAATCAATCAATGACAAAGAGACTGCGGTCCTTGCACAGCAAGAATATGAAGCGCTCTGGGAGCATGCAGACCAGCGCATTATTGATCGTGTAGAGGAGCTCAATGTCATGCGCGATATCATGAAAGAAAACTTTGAGAATCATCCAGGAAAACAACTCCAGGATCTTTACATGCATACATTCAAGAGTCCAAAGGATGTACCACTCGACGAATTGGTTAATCTCAAAGGTAAAAAAATTGATAGTAAGATCCAAGAGATCCTTGGTACCAGTGATCTTGATGTTGCACAAAAAACTCTCGATGAGTATAGAGCCCTTCGCGATCAATTTGATGCAGTAAAAAATGAACTCAAAGAACTTCGGCCGAAAGCTCGAACCGCTCGAATGCTCCAGACAATGGTGGAAGATGTGCCAGTGATCGCCCGAGAAGAGGCAGGTGCAATCAGTGCGCTTGCTCAAAACGTAGGTCAGTACAAAGACATCACTGGTTTCAAAGGTCAAGTAAGAGATCTCTATCGAAACTTCGAAGCCTTTTTCCAGGATCGTTTTTCCGAAGCCAAGAAAACGTTTCTTGATCCATTTGATAAAGCGAAAGGAAATATGGTGGATGAGATCAATAAACTCGCTGATGATCTCGAGAAAAATGTTACTGAAAAATTCGGCATCAAGCGCGGAAGTCCGGAAGCGATCGCAATTCAGAGATATGGAGACTCCGGATTGCATGAAGGTGACCGTCTCACATTCGATCAACTCATTAAAAAATTCGGGCCGGAGCGCACGAAAGATATTATCGATGCTGAAAGTTTCTTCCGTCAAACCTATGATCGCCTTGTCGACGAGCTCAACGTAGTCCGCGCACAGATCTATCCTAACAATCCAGACAAACTTATTCAAAAAAGAAAAGATTATTTCCGCCACTTCCAAGAGCTCGGTGATGGTGTGAAAGGTTTGATGGAAACTCTCGAGATCAAAGGTGACTCGGTCTTTCCTCACGACATCGATCCAAAACTTTCTGGTATTTCAAAATCAACTAAGCCAAATTCAAAATGGCTCTCTCTTGCACAGACTCGATCTGGTAAAGGAACCGACATCGATGCAGTGGCCGGCTTCCTTGATTATGCTCCGGCGTTTGCATATGCAAAACACATCGATCCATATATCGGAAAATTCCGGTATCTTCGACGTGAGCTCGCGAACGTTGCTCCGAAAGCTATGCCTCTTGTGAGTGGTCAGTCACGAAGAAATAAAGATGAGCTCATTGGAAAGTTCTTGCTCTACCTTGATAACGTAGCGGATGATCTCGCCGGCAAAACAAATCCAATGGATCGATTTGTTCAGGACACTATTCCTGGTGGCCGAAAAACTATGAAGACAATTAACTGGGTAAATAATCGAGTGAAGGCAAATACTATTCTTGGTAACACTTCGTCTGCAGTCGCTCAGATATTCCACGTACCAGAGATCGTCGCTTCTGCCGGTCCATACAATTCACTCGAGGGAGTGAAGAGAACTCTCTCATCACTGGTCACTGAAAATGAACCGATGAAGAGATCTTCATTCTTGAAAGAAAGATTTATGGGAGATCTAAAATCTCGCTTCCCTGTAGAATTTCGAGGAGCTCCAATTAAAGCAAGTACTGAACAAGCGAAGAAAGTGGCACTCTGGATTACGAGTGTACTTGATGAAGTGGGTACTAAATTCTCTTGGAATTCACATTACTCTCAAGCGCTTGATATGCTCGGAAAATCAAGAGATGGATCTTTCAAACTCAATGGAGTCGAATATACTGATCCTGTAAAATTTGCAGACGATATCACTCGACGCATTGTGGGAGGTCGTGGAGTGGGAGAAATGCCATTGATCCAGAAATCAAAACTATTTCAATTGGCCGCTCCTTTTCAACTCGAGGTGGGTAATGCGATCTGGACTCTCGGTGGACATGTCAATAAAAAACAATACGGGGCGATTGCTACTATCATTGTTGGTAACTATCTCATGAACCGTGTTGCAGAAAAACTCCGAGGATCTCCGGTGGTCTTCGATCCGATTCAAGCGCTGATCGATGGATCGGTCCAAGCATCAGATGAAATGGAAAATGATGGTAGTGCAGTTCGAGCTGCTTTGAAATTTACCGGCCGACAAGTGGGAGAAATACTTTCGAATGTTCCTGGTGGCCAGACATTCTCACAAGCGGTCCCGGACTCTTGGCTCGAGAAAGCAGGTGTTGGCGGTAAAGAAGAACTCTACGGTACTGCAAACCCTGGACGTTTCGGTGCAGGTCTTTTAGGAGTATTACCGAACGGACTTGAAGATCCTTTGTATAAACTTGCTCTACCATTCGGAGGTTCTCAAATAAAGAAAACAAAAGAAGGTATCCAAGCGATGCTTTCTGGTGAAGTAAAAGATAAGAAAGGAAACCTCTCTTTCAAAACAGATACAAATCCTGTCTCTGTAGTTCAAGCATTCTTGTTTGGAAAAAATGCGACGCAAGAAGCACAAAAATATTACGATGAACGCGATGATCTTTTCCAGAGAATTTATCGACAAGATGCGAGTCGCACTGAATTGAATTTGGAAGCAGAAAAAGAATGGGCGGATTCAAAGAAACTTTCTGATGATGAATTCATTACAAAAATGACAGACCTCGAGAAGAATGATCCGGCGCTTGCTGATGCAATCGCATCGATTGCAGAAGAAGAAGCGAATGGTCTCACTGGTACTGAGCGTTTGATTAAAATGCTTGGTGTAGAAAATGGAGAGCGTGCGAAGTACATCACAGAGCAAGTAAAAGATATGGATAGTTTTGATGAGCAAATTCAATATCTACAAAATCTTGATGAGAAAAAACTCATTTCAGATAATGTGTTTGAGCAGTTGACTCTCATGCTCCCAGATGTTCTTAAAAAGTAAACTTCAACCACTGGTAGACTTCATGGATGTAGTAGATCCCTACGACAAGTACGAAATCTATTACAAAATGTGTAAACCAAAAATACATTTTAAAGTTGGGGTCTTGTTTCATAATTGTTAGAGTATAGTCCATGCACAGGGCATTGTCAAATATCCCCTCCCCTACCACCCCCCTACCGCTCTTTTACTCGGGAGAGGGGGCTTTTTGGTGGGGTAGGGGAGTGGTTCACAGGATACTCATCATGGTATACTAAACGCATGTTTGATTGGATAAAAAATATATTTCCATCTTCTCTGAATTCTCGAAATCTTGGCGCCCTCATTGATACTCGACCGGTTGAAGTTATAGCCGAAGATCCTCACATAAGAGAGATCGTCGCTTCTGCGACGTTGGTGGACTGGAAAGAAATTGATCCGGAGAATATCCGTGTTTTCGGTACTCAAGATCAGGGACGTAAAAGTGACTGTGTTGCTGAATCTCGAAGAAAAATAAAGAGAATACTTTTCAAAGTAAATAAAGGATTGAACCTCGACTTTTCTGCAGTCGCCTTCTATCGTCAAAGATCTAACTATCCGGGTGAAGGAATGATCGCGGCCGATGCGATTGATATCGATCGTACATTCGGTATGACACTCGATGCACTGGTCCCTTCAGATCAGATCTATTATGAGTCAGAAGCAAATGCACTGAAGCCAGAAAGTTACAATAATGATATTGCAAAAGTTTTCCGTACCAGTTCTGCTGATATAAAATTCAATGCCGGAGATCTCGAAACTCCTGCCGGTACAATTCAGAAAACTCGAAAGGGTGTGATGATGTGGTTTTATTTCACTGCAGAAGAATGGTCTCGAGAAGTTCCAGTGATTATAAATAAAACTCTTAATGTATATTCTTCGGCCGCTCTCCGGCATTCCGTTGTCGGTGTTGAGCCTGCTCTCTATAAAGGAAAGAAAGGTGTGTGGATTGATGACAGTGCGCACTTCGGGGGATTAGCCCGGCGATTTATAACTGAAGAATTTTATCAAGCTCGAAACTTCTGGGCTTCATACCCAATTTCTTTTCAGTTTGAACCGGCACAATCTGCAAGGCCTTTTTACATTCTTGGTGATACAAAAACTCTCCAGGATTGTCTGAAGTTCGAAGGTGTCTTTCCTCTCAATGTTGATTCGACCGGTGTGTACGGATCGATCACAAAGCAAGCGGTCAAAGACTTCCAGAAAAAATACGGACTCGAGCAAGTGGGGACAGTCGGTCCTCTCACCTCTGCGAAATTAAAAGAACTTTATCCAATAAATTAAATGAACAAATTTTTCACTTGGCTCACCACCTCTTCTGCGAACCCTGCGAAAACATCGCTTGCGATCCGTGGAATTCTTGTCGGTATTGTTCCGACTCTCGTCTGGATCCTTCCTCACGTATGTACATATATAAGTGTTTGCATCGATCCGAATTCCCTTCCAATCTTTTTAGAAGTGATTGTTAAAATCATTGAAGGTATCCTGACAGTGGTCCAGGCGATCGGAGTGATCGTTTCAACCGTCATGGTGGGAATTGGTCTTGTGAGAAAGGTAATCAATGGTCAATGGTCGGCGGCACCTGCACCGATTGAGACTAAAGATTTCCCGGATCATGAGCTATAATATGTAAGCCCTCGTCCAAAGTTGAGGGCTAAAAAATACCCCAGTTTGGAGGGGTATTTTTTGTTATCCACATATACTATTTGCAAATGCCCTGTGCATAGGGTATATTGATTATGTTATCAATTATTAATCATAAATTATGTCTAAGATTTATTCAGAAAAAGAAGAGAAAGAAATTGCAGTATTGAACAAGTTAGGGTTTTATGTGAAGTGTTCAATGCTCGCGATCGTGATGCTTGTGACGTATGTTAAATTCGTAAAACCATGAGCGAGAATATGTCACTCACTATGTGGGTCCAACAGTTGATCGCGAAAGGTTACATCAAGAAGCAAGAGAAAAAGATAATCGTGTACCTGGTATCAGAAGGTAAAAGTAGAGAAGAGATCCTAAATATCTGTTTAAGTAAATGACAAAAATTCCACTCAAAATTAAAAAAGAAATTCTCGCCGATCCATTCTATTGTCGGTGTGCTCGAGCAGGTCTTGGTGGCCATGAATGCAGTGGCCGGATCACTTGGGAGCACGCTCTCATTTATGGAGGGAAGCAGATCCAAAAGAAGTGGGCGATCATCCCATTGTGTGCAAAGGCCCACAGCGTCGATGGTTGGCAGGATGGAGGGGATTTGGATAAAGAGATCAATGAGTGGATTGCAATCAGTCGTGGCACAGATTTGGAGCTCATGGAGGTATCTAAAGGGGTGAACTACATCCACCGAAGATACTACTTGAACCAGAAGTATGGTGTGTATAAACCTGTGTATAACCTGGGGAAACCCTGTGGAGAAGATGTGGGTATCCAATACGTTTATTGAGATATCCCCATATGTATCCCCACATTTTCCACATTTTATACACATGAAGGTTGGGTGAATGAAGGCTTCATTAAGCCATAACTTCATCTTATCCACATTATCCACACCCCTAATAGTAATAAGGATTAGTCTTTAAAAAATAAAAACCTATTATGAATAATTTAGATGAATTGGATTCAACTGAAAACACACGTCATGCAATGGTGGTGGCGAGTCGTGGAGGATATTATCTTCCCAATATGCTATCGGCATACAAAGGTCAATTTCTTTTCGGTATTCCGTGGTATGCATACTCTGTTTTAGATCGGAAGTTTTGGGCCGGTCTTGTTCGTGGAGGGAAACTTGCGGAAAAGATATATCCAGGATGGTCGAATTTTGATGAGAAAACAAAAGAGCTCGCTATCCTTGATGAAGCACAAAGACAAAATGAAAGGTTGGTAAAACATCTTCATTTTGCAGATGATCCATCGATCGAGAAATTCTTTGAAAATCTTTTTAAAAAGCATGACTAAATCATGGAGCGGTAAGGGATTGATGGAGCACGATCTTAAAGTATTCAAAGCAAAAGAACGTCGTCGTCTCCGGATTAAAGGTCGAAAGAAACAATCAAAAAAATTATCATGAAATCATTATGGATATTGGTGGGGTTCATCCTCGGATCGAGCCTTGCACTGTTTGTAAATTCTTTATAAATCTATGCTTGAAATAGGACAAAGAATAAAAACCAATTATGGTACTGGTCCGTATAAAATCACTTCGATAGTGAGAGGGTGTACATGCAAAGCGCCTACTGATTTTTTCGATGAAGGTCCAGATATGCCACCACACATACACCTTGCTCTTGAGGGTGTAGAAGATGGGAAAGAGTACTGGCTTGGTTGGTATGATGAAGAGACTCTGAGAAGTGTCACGTTGAGTGGTGATCGAATAATTCTCCTCAACACACCAGAGCCTATCCAAAGATCTTTAATTTCCATATAATGTCGGTATGAAAATATCAATCGAATTCAAAGACGGAAAGTACACCGTAACGTACGGAAAAATTGTGGGTGTAGGTGGATCAATCAATGAGGCTCTCGATGCAATGACGAAACAGTTTCGCCTTGACCTCGAGAAGTTCTTTATCGCCAAATAGTATGAAGTGTAAATATTGCAAAAAGAAATCTAAATACGGTGCTAATGGATCCTATGCGTGTAATAAACATGCATTGCTTATGATTATGGCTGAACGGATGAAGCAGTCTTATAAACCTACATCTACTATGTTTCTAAAAATAGAAAGACCTATAGTGATAGAGAGTAGTGCATGGACAGCTTAATTATCCACAGAATATCCCCAGTACAGGTGATTTGCTACACAAAGTGTCTATGTTACACTGTGTGAATGAGAGCACTTTTAAAGATAAGTGAGAAAGACGTACAAGCATCGTGTCTGGAATACCTCGCTATGAAGAAATACTTTTTCTTCCGGTTGAATAATATTCCTACCTCGAGCAATGGAAACTTTCGAGCTCTCGGTCCGTACACTCCGAAAGGATTACCAGACTGTGTTGTAATTCGCCTTGGCCAATTTATCGGCCTCGAGTTCAAAGGATCCTCGGGTAAGACATCGCCAGAGCAAGATCTGTGTCATGAAAATATCCGAAAGGCAGGGGGTGAAGTATGGGTAATCAGATCTATCGAAGATCTACAATCACTCGGACTATGATAAACAAAACGAAAAACAGCAAAGAATACAATATCAAAGACATGGGACAGGTCGTTGATAGAGTGGTGGAGATGCTCATTAAAAAGGGAGCGGCTCGAATAGTGCATCTTGGAGTATTCAAGGTTTCTTCTATCAGTGGTAGAAAGAGATACGATTTCAAGAAGCGAGAAATGGTCCCGGTCGAAAGTTTCAAAATCATAAACTTCAAACCGGCAAGAGGACTACAGATATTACTGAATGGGAAAAGGAAAAAATAATTTGTTCCTTGTCCCGAGTCCTTGCCTACTATCGAGAATTCCGGACAGAGAGTAAAATATTGCTATGCCGGCACGTCGTGTAAAATCATTATATCCAAAAAGTGGATATGGCCACCGAGATCATCGATCTAAACGTGGCAGATCTAAAGCAGGGCGTGCCCCATACAATAAGTCTCGTCGTTTCTATAAAGAAAAAAGAAAGGACTGGGAGACAAGGGTCGAAATTAAAAGAATTTTAAATAACATCTAAAATGACTGAAGAAAACAAATCATCATGCCACAATTCAAATATCGTAGACGGTAAATGCGATGTGTGTGGTAAGGTTCCAGGTTCTGAAGAGAACGCAGAGGCTGCCGATGCTCAGACTAAGGATGTAGAAACCAATGAGACTTCTGAGGAAGTAAAAACAGGAGAGACAGAGGTGGCTGCTTCTACAGAAGAGACACAAGTTGAGGGTGAGAAGTCAGAGGAAGGTGAAAAGACTGAAGGAGAGAAATCTTCTGAGGAAACTAAACCAGAATCTGAGACTTCTGAGGCTCAAACTAGTGAAGAGAAAACTGCGTAATTCGCAGCGCTATGGCCAGTCGGTGGCTTCATGGTTCAAGTCCATGCATAGCTTTAAGAAACATATATGCAAATACAACAAAAATTTCCAACATTGATCCCTGCTCTCATCACCGTAGAGTCTGGTGGTAACGATAACGCGATCGGTGATCGATCACTCAAGTACCACGCATACGGCTGTCTTCAGATCCGACAACCGTACATCACTGATGTAAACCGTGTATTCGGTACCAAGTACACCACGGAGCATTGCATGGGTATGACAGGGAGAAGTATCTCGATTGATATATTCGAAAAGTATATGTCGATCTATGCGACTCCAAAGCGCCTTGGTCGAGAGGTGACGGCGCAAGACATCGCCCGGATCCATAACGGTGGGCCGAATGGATGGAAGTCAGGATACACAGTTGGTTACTGGCTTAAAGTGAAGAAACTTTTATAAATTGCGTTTTTATAAGGCAAGGGAAAAAACACAAAACATATGAAAAATATATATGCATTCATAGGTATAACAGCTTTTGTATTATCAGGTCTAGTAGGTGGAATTGTGGGGATGGTGGCATACAACAAAGGAATTCATGAAGGGATCCAAAAAGTAAAGCCAGTGATAATAGGACTTAATGAGTCACTGTACGCAGTGTCGTATTTTGATTACCAAGGAAAAGCAAAACCTGTAGATGAACCGACACCACCTTTGAGCTGTGCGTGGTTTAAGGATGATAAGGATGGAAAGATCTGTGCGCAAGTTAATGCTGTAGACTAATGAAAGAAGCAATACAAAAAGCGATAGAGGGAGGTTTTAGAGCCGAACGAGGACTTACTTTAGAATATGTTGAAAAGCATTACTCAGAATATGAAATAGAATGTCTAACATTACGTTCGACTTTCTGGCAATCTCTCGGTAAGGCTTTGGGATGGAAAGGTGGGGAGATAAGAGTCTGTTATGACTGTGGTAGAGCAATTAAACACAATGAAGTTATTTGTGGGTGTGGAGGAAATAGCTACGATCGATATTCAGGCCAATGGCTGATTGAGTGGCACCGCTTCATCGACCACCTCGCCTCAGGTGGTGACCCAGAAGAATTTTTTAAGACATTACTCAAATGAAAATCATCCAACCCCACCGCAGAGGATCAAAGAACGTAGAAAAGTGGTCCGACATCAAAGAAGAAGTAATGCAACTGCAGACTCTTTTAAATACCGGAAACTTCCCTGGTCTCTGGAAAGAAGCATTCGCGATCTCCCATTGCCAGGTATCAGAGGATCCGTATAAATTCTTCGTGATCCATAAGAAAGCGGCCAAGGCTTTCGCCGGATACGAGATCATCTGTAATGCACGTATACTCGAGTCGAGTGATCCTATCGCTTTCAAAGAAGCGTGCATGTCATTTCCCTTCCGGCAAGAGATCAATACGAAACGGTTTTCAAAGATCAAAGTAGAGTTCGAGGTCCCTGGACTCTTTAATAATCTTGAGACGAAGACATTGGATCTCGAGGGGATCCAGGCTTTCATTTTTCAACACGAGGTCGATCACTCGAAGGGGATTAATATTTACGAAAAGTTTAAGAAATAATTTATGAAAAACACTTGTCATATATGTGGAAAAGAAATTTCTTTTGGATTTCAATGTTATAAATGTAAAGAGAAAGAAGATCGTGGTGTGATGTATTTTGTTATTGGTACGGTCCTAATTTTCTCCCTTCTTATATTCGGCATCCGAGTTATGTGGGCGAAATACGTTTTCCATGATTGGAGGTGCGCTTTATCAGAATGTCGGATAATTAAAAACTAATATGGTTGACGCACATTACTTTTCAGAAAATATAAACTACAATAATTACACTCGTCTTCCTTGTAAGACTTTTGTAAAAGCAGATAGAGCAAATCCAGTGATCGAAGTGCGTACACCGCACAAGGGTATAGTTTTCATTGAAATCAAAAAGGTCGAAAGTGGTATGTTTAAACCGTCCTGTGAAGTGGATAGAAGTACAAACTCTGTGATTGATCAACTTCACGCATTAGAAGATGAAGCTAAAAATCACTTGCTTTCAAAGTGGGTACAATTTGGATCAATATGAAACAAAGACATTACGTCATGATCGGCCTAGCCGCTATACTTGCATCAGAGATCGAAGCTATCGGTCCTTTCACTTCCGCATTAAATTTCGCCGGTAATTTTCTCGTAGGTTTGTATATGGGATGGGGTATAAAATATATAGTAAATGATCCAAAGAAAGTCCTGAAGAAAGATCTCCTCGATGAGATCGAAGAAGAAATAAATGTATCCACTCGAGAAGGTCAGTACCTTCCCTTTTCTATGTCGAAAGAAGAGTGTGTAAACCTGGGATATGAGTTAGCAAAGAAAGACATAATGGCTTTACTTGCTTCTACTAAGGAGATTAAAAATTAGCAGAGATTAGCATGAAAGAAAAAATTATTCTTGGAGAAACTCAAGTGTTTCTAAAAAAATCAGTATGGTGCCCTAGAAAGACTAAGGATCGGACAAACAAAAGGCACTCACGCGGAGTGCCTTTTTAATTGCGCAATGTAAGATGAAAGTGTGACCGCTCTGGTTTCGCCTCGATACCGGTATGGATTTATGTATCCGCCACTTCTTACCCTGTGCATGGTACCATATTTTAAATGATAGTACAATGAAATTGTGTATAAGTCATATAGCTATATTTCTTCATGAGAATATAATAAAGATAGGAGGTACCGATGCAATGCTTAAATGCTTGTTACCGGTGTCACAAAGATATCCAAGAGAGACCCGTTCTTTGGTGTGGCGACAAGTACCACGTCGAATGTTTTACTTCAGAAATACGCGAACAAAAAGCGCGTGAACCAAAAACTCATCACTAAGGAGAAATGCGATGAAAAATCAGACGATTGGTGAGGAGATATATTGCGAAAGCTGTTGTATCCTCATCGCCCCCTACGATCATGAGAGGATTGATCGGACGGACGGCACTCGACATCCCTCATGCGACAAAAAGCATCGCCAGAAAAAACAGGTCCATTAAGGAGGTGATCCATATCTAGGTGCCGGCATTCGTGTCGGCACTTTTAATTTGCTACAATTATTCCAGTTGTTCTTTAAACAAAAGCGTTGTGTCACGTATATAAAGTTGTTTCATCTGAAAAATAGGAAATCGTTTGAGGCCAGAGCCATCTGCTCTGGCGCAAGAAGAAGGGAGACAGCAAGTTTACTTCCTCGTCTCCTCTAAAAATATCGGGCGCTTATAAGCTCGATCCATAACGTGTGGGTCGAGAGTCGGGTATTGCGAGCAATCGCCTTCTTGCGCGAGCGCAGATGTGTTATTGTAAATGTACATTATGGAAAGCCAAACCCACAGCAAGGGTGGACGGCCGACCAGTTATAAGCCGGAGTATGCAGAGAAACTCATTGCATATTTCAAGAGCTTTACTGACGACCCGTTCACCAAAGAGGTCATGAAGAAGACCACTAAATATTTTGATGAAGCCCATGGAGGTGGCGTCAAAGAGACGCATGAAGAATTCAAGATCATAGCAAAACGATTACCGACATTGTTCGGTTTTTCGCGATCTATCGGCGTGCAATATCGTACTGTGTATAACTGGTCCACTGCACGTATTGGAACGGCTCCAAATAAGGGTGAAGACGATAAACGTGAATATAAATTCCCCGAGTTCTTTCATGCCTATAAGGAAGCAAAACATTTTCAAACAGAATTCCTCACTGCAGTCGGTATGGGTGGTACTTCCCCATCTGCATTCGTGATCTTTACTGCTAAAAATGTGATAGGATGGAGAGATAAAAACGAGATCGGCTTTACCGATGGACAGGGGAAAGATACTAATCCGGGCTACATTATTCTTCCGAAGCGCAAAACTGAAGAGGACGCGCAAAAAGAATTTGCCGATCAAGAAGCAGAAAGCGAAACGCCAACAGATTAATCACTAATAAAACACATATGGAAAACGAAAATAAAATTGCATTTGCAAACAACGTAGAAGAAATTAACCAGACAGTAAATCAACTCATACTTGCAGTCAAAGGGCTCAAGAATATGGAGTACGTGGTCAAGCAGGGAAATACTGAAGACAGCCGTCTCCTCGCCGATCAATTATTGATCGCCACCGTGATGCTTGAAAATGCATACGGATATTTATTCGCAGTGAATAAGAACCTCGAAGAATAATATGACACGCCCAGAGATCATGCGACGTCTCTATGATGAGGCGCTCAATAAAGGTTTTCAAGATACCTTCAAACAATTCGCACCGGATGGTACCCAGGGTACCTACCAGAATTGGCTTGTTGATTCCGGATACTTCAGAGTTTTATTTGCCGATAACTTTTTCATCCAAGCACTCGATGATTTCTTCCAAGAAAGCAAAGTCGAAGTGCGTCTTCCAGAAGAAAGTATTGGTGATTTCAGACGCCGTATCATCGCACAGATCGATCCTCTCACCGGCATTCTCTTTGATGGTTTGAATAAAATTATTAACCCAGAGCCAAAAGAAGAAGAGGCTCCAACTGAATAAAAATGATAAAGATACTTGGTACATTGAAAGGGGTTGTATTGAAAAGTAAAGTAGGTGACGACAATAAAGTTATTCACTTTGTTGACTTGAAGCTCGAGCTCCTCGAGGGGCAAGAGAAGATCCAGGATCTTGTTGAGTCACTGAAAGAGATCATCCAACTCGAGATTACAAATAAACAACCCTCTCTAATCCCTACAAAGCCGTATAAGGATAACGAAGACGATGAATGATAGATCCGATCATTTACGAAAAAAAGCCCGATGGACGCCTCATGAGCGCCAAGAACAGGCTCTTGAACGCCCTGAGTTCGAGATCGGTTTTGGTGGCGCGCGCGGAGGAGGCAAGACTGACGCTGGTCTTGCTTGGATACGTTATGATTCTGACAATCCTCGACTTCGCGGTCTTGTGGTTAGAAAGAACTCAATCGATCTCGGAGACTGGATTGCTCGTGCAAGAGCTCTCTATGCTGATGAAGCAACGATCACCGGAAACCCCCCAGTCTTAAAATTCAATAAAGGCGCCACATATATTCTCGGTCACATCAAAGACGAGAAAGCATATTCAAAATACCAAGGTCAAGAATTCCCTCGCATGCTCTTTGAAGAGCTCGAGCAGATCCCTTCTGAAGAGTCGTATGAAATGATCCTCGCATCATGTCGATCGACAATTCCTGGAATAAAGCCACAGGTATTTTCTACATTCAACCCGGGCGGTCCTGGACATACCTGGATCAAGAAAAGATTTCGCCTCGAAGGAATACCAACTAAACCAGTAATAACCAAAGACTCGCGTACTGGACGTATGCGTGTCTTCGTGCCGTCTCGTGTGGATGATAACCCGACGCTCATGACGCATGACCCTGAGTATGTTCACTTCCTTGAAGGTCTCTCTGATGGATTGCGCGAGCAGTGGAGATGGGGATCATGGGATAATCCAATTATCAAAGGTGCGTACTATACTGCAGAACTCGATCAAGCAAGGCGAGAGGGAAATATTGCAGACTTTCCTCATTTCAAAGGTGTGGGTATTCATACGTGGTGGGACATCGGCCGAGACATGACATCGATCGGCTTCTTTCAATTCGTAGACGGATGGTGGTATATCATTGATTACTACCAGAATGATTCGAAAGGTCTTTCGCACTACATAAATAAATTACAAGAATTGCGCGAGCAAAAAGGATACCGATATGCAACGCATCACTTCCCTCATGATATTGAAAATGAAGAATGGGGATCTGATCGAACTCGTATTGAGGTGATTGAAAATGCGCACCTTGATTATGAGATCGTGCCGAAAATTGGAATTGATGATGGACGTGAAGCAGCTCGTATGATCTTTAACCGTGTGCGCTTCGATCAGAGAAACTGTCCGGCGCTCATCGACGCACTGACAAACTATCGACAGGAGTGGGATCCGAACAAGCAGGTATATTCCGGAAAGCATGTGCATGACTGGGCTTCTCATCCTTCTGATATGTTTAGATACTTTGCAGTTTCAAATCATTACGACATTACCGGTGTTCCAAAAAGAAGAAAGACAAGTGAGCTTCCACGTCTACAGAAAGACGCGGCCATTGCAAACGATGCAAACCCGGATGAGTATGAAGAGCGCGATGGTCCTTCATCTCCTGAGTTCGGAGGCGGTAATTCACATGCCGGTGGTGGGCGATTTCATTATGAGTGATATACTTATGGCAATACGGATGGAGTCTATGACAATATTAAAAATAAAAGGCAAAGGGGATCAATACATCAATGAATAATAATTACACTGTTCCAATGGATCCGGAGCTCGCTAAAAGAAAAACTGGCGATAGCTCATCAAAAAACGATCACGAATACACAGATGAGGAGATGTCTGAAAAGACCGACTCCGATCATATTATTGAAGCGCGCAAGCGATATCAAAATGATCGTAAATCTCAAGAGCGACAATGGACAGAAAGTTACAAGATGTATATGTCATGGATGGATCAAACTATTAATCCATTCCTCTCAAATCTTTTCATACCAAAAACTCACGAAGCCGTTGAACTCCTTTCTGCATTTTTAATTGGTACAAATCAATCAATCAGTGCATCTCCTGAAAATGGCGGTGACGCTCAGAAAGCTCTTGTGGGAAGCAAGTGGCTTGATTTCTTGTGGAGAAAAGTCTTAAAGGCGCGAATGAAGATCCTTATCTTCATCAAGCAGGGAATTGTTTTCGGTAACGGAATTATGAAAGTCGGTTGGGATCCTGTAGCAAATAAAACATGGATGGCAAACTGCGCCATTGAAGATGTGTACTTCGATTACTTCGAGCCTGAGATCCAAGACTCAGAGTATATTATTCATGAAGTTCGACGTCCTCAAGAGGATGTCATGAAAGACGAAAAGTATGATGCAGTCGATGCAGATGGAAATCCAATCCGTATGAGTGTTATTACTGGTGGTGTGATGTCCGGCTTCGATACTGAAGCATTGTTCAACACATACGATGGATCAATGAAGCGAAGTGATTGTGATGGAAAAGTATTAGTGATGGAAGTACACTGCACTCGTACAAATAAACTCAAGACCATGCTCCCTACCTCAAACGGATGGAGAATTGTTCGTGATGTAGAAAATCCAAACCACTATAATGATAAAGAGAAAACTCCTTTCGCGCCTTTCGTGAAGATGCGCTTTACTACTTCTCCGGTTCCAAACCGTGCATACGATACCGGTGCAGTCTGGCCGACAATCAAAATCCAAAAGGCTTTCAATGATCTTATGAATGAGTACTTCGACAACGTGGTGCTCGTGAATAATAAGATGTGGATCAAGCGCCGTGGTGCAAAAATCAATCCGGCCGAAATGGTCCGACGTCCAGGAGGTGTGATTACTGTTTCAAATATCGATAAGGATCTCAAGTCAGAAGAAACATCTGATGTGAAATCTTCTATCATTGAAATGCTCAACCGCCTCGATAATGAATTCCAACAGGCAAGTATGATCGTGAATTTGATTAAAGGAATTGGAGGTGCATCTGATACTGCAACTGAGGCGACAATCGGACAGCAGAACGTGCAGACTCTCCTCGAGATGATCGATCAAAACATCATTGAAGCTCTTTCTGAAATGGGCCAGATGGTCCTTGCGATCTCGACTCAAAACTCTGAAGGGATCCAGACTCTACAACTTTACGAGACAGACTCAGAAACCGGTATACTCGACTTCGATCCAAAGAACCTCGACGGTATGATGGATCTCAAAATCGCACCGGATCGATCTGCAAACCAATCGAAAGCAGTGGCGGCCAAGCAGATGCTCGACTTCCTTGGAGTTATTGCAAAAGATCAGAATACTCTCACAAAATATCCTTCACTTCCAAAGAAAATTTATATGCGATGGCTTGAAGACCAGGGCGTGGGTGATGCCGCTTATTTCTTTGAAGAAGAAAATGCGCAAGGTGCAAATCCCCTTCCTCAAGAAAACCCTCTCGACAAACTCATGGGTGGTGGTCCAAAAAAACCGGCCAACGGAGAACAGTTATCCCCTGAAGCGATCAATGCATCCGCGACAAAAGTTCCGGTTGTGTTACCATAGAGATATATGAAATTCAATATTGAAAAAAAGGGTGAAAAATATTTAGTAGTGAATGATACAACTAAGGATGTTCGTGGTGTGCACAAAACAATGGATGATGCGAAGTCTCATGCAAAAGAGCTTCAGACTAAGCATGATGCCGGAGTTAAGCAAGTGTCCGCTCGTATCACTCCACCAAAGCAGATGGAGACTGAAGATACGAAGGATGATGATGGTGAATAATATATTTGCATATGAGCGCCAAGGGACTTACAATTGATGAAGCGAAAGTATATGCGAGTGATCGAGGAAAACTTGGTCATGCCGTTGAATCGCTTTTAAGACACGATGGATGGAAAATCTTTGTGTCTTTGTACAACCAACGAAAGAAGGCTGTTAAAGATAAAAGTGATTACAAGAGTCTTGAAGATTTCAAAGCAGATCGTAGGGCTTTGGAAATTGTCGATGAGATCATTGCGGAAATGCCTGGATACATCGAAGACGCAACAGATGCACAAAATTTATTAAAAAAATTAACACAAGCCGAGAACCAAACCCCAATATCATTACTGCTTGAAAATGAAGA